CGCCGCTCGGCCGACTTGACCCATTCGGCGGGGATGTGGATGACGCCGACGGCGCGGGATCACAAGGATGGGGCGACGAGCCTTGCGAACACGCCGGTGAACGGCCTGCTTGGCCGCCAGGTCCTGGTGACGCCGATGGCTGGGAGCGATATCTGCGATGCGCGCCGGACCTTGAACCCGCTGTTCGTCGAGGCGCTGATGGGTTGGCCCACCGGGTGGACCGGCTTCGCCTCTGTGGCAACGGCGTGGTCCCCCTGGTTGCAGCGCATGCGCTCAGAACTTTGGCGGCTGAATTGCTGGCCGATGGATGAGGTAGCGGCATGAAGCAGTCCCGCCTCATGTCGCTGGTCGAGTCTGTCGCCAACGTGATCGTCGGCTACGGTGTCGCCGTGGTCACGCAGATCCTGATCTTCCCGGTCTTCGGGCTGCACACGACGCTGGCGCAGAACCTGAAGATGGGCGCGGTGTTCACGGTGGTCAGCATCGCGCGGTCCTACGTCCTGCGGCGGCTGTTCGAACGGCTGAGGCGAGCCTGATGCGGCTGCTGGCGGATCGGCCATCCCGCTGGTAGCCTTGGCGCATGTCCGAAGGCTGGCAACATATCGAGATCAACGATCACGGGACCATCGTCGTCCTGCGTCCGATTTCGGACGAGGGACGGGACTGGTTCGCGGAGCATGTCGGCGAACCTGAGCCGGGCGGCATCTACACCTGCGAGCCGCGCATGGCACAGGACATCCTGCAGGCCGCCGCCCGCGATCTGCTGTCTTGGCAATGAGAAACCGCCGCCCGGTCGGGGCGGCGGCGTAGCAATCTTCTCGCGACATCAGGCGGCGGGAAGCCTGTAGACCCGCCCGCGCCCTTCGACCTTCTCCGAGGTCACTTCGAGCCCGAGCTTCTTCTTGAGCGCCCCGGCCATCGCGCCGCGCACGGTGTGCGACTGCCAGCCCGTGGCGGCCATGATCTCCTCGATGGTCGCGCCCTCCGGCGCGCGCAGCATGGCGATCAGCGTCGCCTGTTTGGTGCCCTCGCGCGGCGTGCGCGCCTTTGGCGCGGTTTCGGTCTCGGTGGGGGTGTCCGTTGCGGGCGCGTCGCTCGGCGCGTGGTCGGCGCCCACAGGCGCGGTGTTCGTGTCCTCGGGCTCGATGCCGATGGCGGCGAGGCCTGCGTCGGTGGCGACCAGCGTGACGCCGTGGCCGTCGCCGGTCTCGCGCCAGACGGGTTCGCCCTTGCGCATATCTGCGTCGACCTCCTGCAGGAATCCCTTTGCGAGCATCGCGCCAACTACCTTGGCGGCGGCACCGCCGCGCAGGCTCTCGGGCAGCGGCAGGGCGATATGCTCGGGCCGCTGGGCGGCGGCGCTCAGGATCAGGGCTTGGGTGTCGGAAAGCTTGGTCATCGTCGTCTCCTGTATCGGGGTGCGCGGAATGCGGGCCCTTCTACGAGGCCAAGCCCGCCGGTCGGCGGGCAGGACCGGGAGCGGGTCGTCTCACTCCGCGTGTTCGCCTTCGTGGAAGGCCATGTCGGTGATCTCGCGCAGCTTGGAGCGGTAGTGGTTGAGGGTGCCGACATGGCCCCAGTTGATCTCGTCGGGGTGGGTCTCGAAATGGTCTGCGCTCAGGGCGGCGAGGCGTTCCAGCATCGCGTCGATCTCGGCCTTGGCGGCGATGAAGGCGTCGAGGGCTTTCTCGTTGGTGGTGGCGCGGCGGGTCATTCTGGTGGCTCCGTGGTGAGTTGCATCGTCCTTATGACGACACGTTCCCTCTGTCCGCGACGCTTATCAACTCGATAAGCACATGATATTGAATGATAATCGGAGCCATCGATGCAGGGCATGAGCGAGCGCCAGTACGCCGCCCATATCGGCCTGTCGCGCGGCGCGATCCAGAAGGCGAAGACGGCCGAGCGGCTGGTCCTCTATCCGGACGGCAGCATCAACGCGGCTGCCAGCGATGCGCGGCGGGCGGAGACAACCGACCCCTCGAAGACCCGCAAGCCGCCCGAACCGAAGCTGAAACCCGTCCCCGAGGCGGCGGTGGCCGCTGTCGGTGACACGCTCCGCGAACAGGGTCTGGCGGTTCCCGCCGTCGGCGGCGGCACGACGTTTCTGCAGGCCAAGACGGCGAATGAGGTGCTGAAGGCGCAGGAGCGGCGCATCCGGCTCCAGAAGCTGAAGGGAGAGTTGATCGAGCGGGCCCGCGCCCTGTCGCTGGTGTTCCGCCTGGCGCGGGAAGTTCGGGACGCATGGGTGAATTGGCCCGCGCGCTCGTCTGCGCTGATGGCGGCCGATCTGGGCGTCGAGCCAGCCGCCATGCAGAAGGTCCTTGTGAAACATGTCCGTGCCCACCTCGACGAGCTTGCCGAGGTCCGGCCCGACTTCAGGTGAGAACGACGATGGCCTGACGGACTTCGACGGCGCGGGCGAGATCCTGCGCGCCTGGGGCAACGGGCTGCGGCCCGACCCGGACCTGACCGTTTCGGAATGGGCGGACCGGCACCGGATGCTCTCGGGCCGCGCATCGGCCGAACCGGGGCACTATCGCACTGCGCGCACGCCCTACATGCGCGAGATCATGGACCGGCTGTCGCCGGGCGATCCCACGCAGCGGATCGTGTTCATGAAGGCGGCACAGGTCGGCGCGACCGAGGCGGGCAACAACTGGATCGGGTTCACCATCCACCAGGCGCCGGGGCCGATGCTGGCGGTCCAGCCGACAGTGGAACTGGCGAAACGCAACTCGCGCCAGCGGATCGATCCGCTGATCGATGAAAGCCCCGAGTTGCGGGAGCGGGTGAAGCCCGCGCGCTCCCGCGACGCGGGCAACACGATGCTGTCGAAGGAGTTCGCGGGCGGCATCCTGATCATGACCGGGGCGAACTCGGCGGTGGGGCTGCGGTCCACCCCGGCGCGGTACATCTTCCTCGACGAGGTCGACGCCTATCCGGCCTCGGCCGACGAGGAAGGCGATCCGGTCACGCTGGCCGAGGCGCGGTCGCTGACCTTCGCCCATCGGCGCAAGGTACTGCTGGTGTCGACGCCCACAATCCGGGGGCTGAGCCGGATCGAGCGAGAATATGAAGCCAGCGACCAGCGGCGGTTCTTTGTGCCGTGCCCGCATTGCGGCGCAATGCAATGGCTGAAGTTCGACCGGCTGCGCTGGCAGAAGGGCAAGCCGGAAACGGCGGAATACTACTGTGAGGGCTGTGACCAGCCTATCGGCGAACACCACAAGTCGGCGATGCTGGAGGCCGGGGAATGGCGCGCGACGGCCGTCGCCGTCGATCCGACCACGGTCGGGTATCACCTCTCGGCGCTTTATTCGCCGATCGGTTGGTTGAGTTGGGAGCGGATCGTGCGGTCATGGGATGCGGCCCAAGGGTCGGACGAGGCGATAAAGGCGTTTCGCAACACGATCCTTGGCGAGACATGGGTCGAGACGGGCGAAGCCCCCGACTGGCAGCGGCTCTACGACCGACGCGAGCGCTGGAAATCCGGCACGGTGCCTGCGGGCGGGTTGTTCTTGACCGCCGGGGCCGACGTGCAGAAGGACCGGATCGAGGTCGATATCTGGGCCTGGGGTTGGGGTTTGGAGAGCTGGCTCGTCGATCACGTCGTGATCGAGGGCGGGCCGGACCGACACGATGCCTGGTCGGAGCTGACGACCTTACTGGACCGGTCCTGGCCGCATGAACGCGGCGCGCATCTGCGTGTCGCGCGGCTGGCTATCGACACCGGCTACGAAGCCCCGGCGGTCTATTCCTGGTCGCGGGCGCAGGGGTTTGGACAGGTGTCGCCAGTCAAGGGCGTCGAGGGTTTCAACCGTTCGAGCCCCGTTTCGGGGCCGACCTTCGTCGACGCGACCGAGGGTGGCAAACGCTTGCGGCGCGGCGCGCGGCTCTGGACCGTGGCGGTGTCGACCTTCAAGGCCGAGACCTACCGCTTCCTGCGGCTGGCGCGCCCCACCGACGAGGACATGGCCGACGGAGCCGCGTTCCCACCCGGATCGGTGCATCTGCCGCACTGGGTCGAGAACGAATGGCTGAAGCAGTTCGTCGCCGAACAGTTGGTGACGGTGCGCACGAAGCGCGGCTTCGCCCGGCTGGAATGGCAGAAGCTGCGCGAACGCAACGAAGCGCTGGATTGCCGGGTCTATGCCCGCGCGGCCGCTTGGATCGCGGGCGCGGATCGCTGGTCTGAGGAGAAATGGCGCGACCTCGAGGATCAACTCGGGGCCGCGCCAACGGAAAGGGATGGCGCGGGGCGGGTCAACCGGCCGCAAGCCGCACCCCAAGGAAAACGGCAGTCGGACTGGCTTGGCCGACGCGGAGGATGGTTCTGACATGGCAGATTGGACGGAAGCCGAACTCGCCGCGCTGCGCCGGGCCTATGCCAGTGGCACGACCCGCGTCAGCTATGATGGAAAATCCGTCGACTATGGTTCGGCCGAGGATCTGCTGGGCCGCATCCGGACCATCGAACGCGCCATCGCCGGGACGACGCGGCCGCTGCCAGTTGCCGGGTTGGCGGGCTTCAGCCGTGGGGATCGCTGATGCCCGCGAACTGGATGGACCATGCCATCGCGACGGTCGCCCCGCGCATGGCGGCCCGGCGCGTGCTGGCGCGGCAGGCCTTCGAGACCCTGACACGCGGCTATGACGGCGCGTCCAAGGGACGGCGCACGGACGGGTGGCGCGCACCGGGATCCTCGGCCGACACCGAGATCGGCGTGGCCGGGGCGCTCTTGCGCGACCGGATGCGGGATCTGGTACGCAACAACCCGCATGCGGCCAAGGCCGTGGCGGTGCTGGTCAACAACATCATCGGCGCGGGGATCATGCCACGCGCCGCCAGTGGCGACGACACGCTGGACCGGAAGGTCGACGCGCTGTTCAACCGCTGGACGGCGGAGTGCGACGCGGATGGTCAGCTCGACTTCTACGGCCTGCAGACACTGATCTGCCGCGAAATGATCGAGGCGGGTGAGGTTCTGGTGCGGCGCAGGCTGCGCAGGTCATCGGACGGCTTGGCCGTTCCGCTGCAATTGCAGGTGCTGGAGGCCGACTTCCTCGACGCCACGAAATCCGGCGCCCTTGGCGCAGGGCGATTGGTGCAGGGGATCGAGTTCGATCCGGTAGGTAAGCGCCGGGCCTATTGGCTGCGTGGCGAGCACCCCGGCGATGCCTGGGGCGCGCTGCAGGGCGGGCTCGGGTCGCGCCCGGTCCCCGCGACCGAGATCGCGCACATCTACGAGAAACAGCGCACGCAGGCGCGCGGCGTTCCGTGGGGCGCGCCGGTGATCCGCAGCTTGCGCGATCTCGACGATTACGAGGTGGCCGAACTGGTCCGCAAGAAGACCGAGGCCTGCGTCACCGCCATCGTCTTCGGCGATGATGAATCCCAGCAGGGCATTGCACCCACCGTGGTCGATGCCGATGGCAACCGGGTCGAGCAGTTCGAGCCGGGGCTGATCGCCTATGCCCGCGGCAGCAAGGACATCCGCTTCAACCAGCCCGCCGCCACCGGTGGCTACGGCGAGTACAAGCGCGCCAGCCTGCACACGATCTCGGCCGGGTTCCGGGTGCCCTACGAGCTGCTCACCGGGGACCTCAGCCAGGTCAACTATTCCTCGATCCGGGCGGGGCTCGTCGAGTTCCGCCGCATGATCGACGCCGTCCAGTGGCAACTCTTCATCCCGATGCTCTGCGCGCCGGTCTGGCGCTGGTTCACCGAAGCCGCATGGGCGGCAGGCCAGATCCCGACACCGGATGTACCGGTGGAATGGTCGCCGCCGAAGTTTGACGCCGTCGATCCCTACAAGGACGCGATGGCCGATCTGCTGGCGATCCGGACCGGCACCATGACGCTGGCGCAGGCCATTGCCCGGCAGGGCCACAACCCGGACGCAGTACTGGCGGAAATCGCCGCGACCAACGCCAAGCTCGATGGCCTCGGCCTCGTGCTCGACAGCGATCCGCGCCGCGTCACGAAAACCGGCAGCGCGCAGGCGGGCGACCCGACCGGCGAGCCGACCAGCGAACCGGCCGCCCCCGCATCCGAACCAGAGAAGGATTAGGGCCATGCCCGACACGATGATGGCGGCCCCGGCTGCCTTGCCGATGCAGCTGCGGCGCGCGCCCATCCTGCCCGCGAGCGTCAATACCGAGGCCCGCTCGGTCGATGTCGTCTTCACCACCGGCGCGGCTGTCCGGCGGCGTCGCTGGACCGGCTGGGACACCGCCGTGCCCTTCGACGAAATCCTCGAGGTGAGCGACCGGGCGGTGGACCTCACGCGCCTAAATGCCGGGGCCCCGGCGCTCGACAGTCACTCGGTCTGGTCCTCGCATTCGCAGGTGGGCGTGGTCGAGCGCGCCTGGATCGAGGGCAAGGAAGGCAAGGCCACCATCCGCTTTCCGCGCGAGGGGCTGGATCAGGCCGCCGACCGCATGTTCGGGCTGATCAGCGACGGCATCATCCGCAACGTCTCGGTCGGCTATTCCATCGAGCGGGTGAAGGTGGTCGAGCCTGCCGGAAAGGGCGAGGTCGAGCAGCGCATCGTCGAACGCTGGACGCCGCTCGAGGTCAGCTTCGTGACCGTTCCCGCCGATCCCCGCGCGCAGGTCCGCGCCGCGGATCAGGCCAGCTATCCCGTCGAGATCGTCGACACCCGCATGCAAAAGGAGGCATCCATGCCTGAGAACACGACCATCGTGGCCGGGGATGTCCCCGCCAGCCATGAGACCCGCCAGCAGCCCGTCGCGGCCCCGGAGGACCCCGAACCGATGGCCGCGCGCATGCCGGCACCGGCACCTGCGCCCGATACGGAGGCCATCGCCACCCGCGCCCGCGAGGGCGAGCGCGACCGCGTCTCCACCATCTACGATCTGACCAGCCGCCTGAACCTCGAGCGCAGCTTTGCCGAGGATCTGGTCAAGCGCGGGGTCAGCGTGGACGAGTCCCGCCGCCTGATCCTCGATCAGGTCGCGGCGAAGTCGGACGAGACCCGCACCTTCCCACATGTCTCGACCCCCCTCGGCGGCCGCGACGAGCGTGTCACGCGCCGCGACGCGGTGGCGAACGCGCTCCTGCACCGCTACAGCCCTACGCTGTTTCCGCTGGAGGATGCCGCCCGCCAGTATCGCGGCATGACCCTGCTGGAACTGGCCCGCGAAAGCCTCGGCAATGCCGGGGTCAACACGCGGGGCCTGTCGCGCGACGAGGTGGCGACGCGCGCTCTGCACTCGACCTCGGACTTTCCCGAGATCCTGTCGGCCGTCACCAACAAGACCCTTCGGCAGGCCTATGACGCCTATCCCCGCACCTTCGCGCTCTTCTGCCGCCAAGTGCTGGCGACCGACTTCAAGTCCATGCACCGAGTCCAGCTGGGCGAGGCGCCGCAGCTTCTGGAGGTGGGCGAGAGCGGCGAGTTCAAGCGCGGGACGCTGGGCGAGAGCAAGGAGAGCTACAAGGTCAAGACCTATGGCCGGGTCGTGGCCATCACCCGGCAGGTGCTGATCAACGACGATCTCGACGCCTTCACCCGCATCCCGGCGATGTACGGCAACTCCATCGCCCAGCTGGAAAGCGACGTGGTCTGGGGGATCATCACCGCCAACCCGGCGATGGCGGACGGCAACGCGCTCTTCCACACCACGCACAAGAACCTCGCAGGCACCGGTGCCGCGCTGGACGTGTTAAGCGTCGGTGCCGCGCGGGCGGCGATGGCGCTGCAGACCGGCCTCGACAAGAAGACGGTGCTGAACATCCGCCCTGCGTTTCTGATCGTGCCCGCGGCCCTCGAACTGAAGGCCGAGCAGCTGGTGGCCCAGAACCTGGTCCCGGCCGACAGCGCCAAGGTGGTGCCGCAGTCGATCCGCACCCTCTCGCCCATCAGCGAGCCGCGACTCGACGCGGCAAGCGCCACCTCCTGGTATCTGGCGGCCTCGCCCAACCAGATCGACACCATCGAATACGCCTATCTCGAAGGCCAGCAGGGCGCCTACATCGAGACCCGCAACGGCTTCGACGTCGACGGCGTCGAGATCAAGTGCCGCCTCGACTTCGGCGCCAAGGCCATCGACTGGCGCGGCCTCTACAAGAACCCGGGCGCGTAACCCGCACCCCAACATGCTGAAGCCTGACACGCGGGCGGTCCACTCGGGCCGCCCTTCGTCTTTCCAAAAGGATCCTCCCCATGAAAACCTACGTCCAGCCCGGCAACACCATCACCCTGACCGCGCCCTATGCCGTCGCCTCGGGCGATGGCCTGCTCGTCGGCTCCGTCTTCGGCGTGGCCTCCGGCACCGCCGCCCTCGGCGAAACCGTCGAGGCCGCGCTCGTCGGTGTCTACGAGTTGAAGAAGCTCGGCTCCCAGGCATGGGCCGTCGGCGACCGCATCTACTGGGACAACACCGCCCGCCAGACCACCAAGGTTACGACCTCGAACACCCTGATCGGGGTGGCGACCGAGGCGGTAGCGGGCGGCGCTGGCGATGTGGTCGGCCGGGTGCGGCTGAACGGGTCGTTCTGATGAGCGGCCTCAAAGCCGCCGTCGGCGCGCTCTTCGACGATCCGAACATCGGGCGGGACGCGGTCTACATCGCCGAGGGCGGCGCGCCCGTCCTGGTGCGCGTCGTTGCCCGGCGTGCCGATGCCATCACCGACTTCGGCGACGCGCGACTCTGGTCTGAGACTACCCGGATCGATCTGCGCGTCACCGAGGTGCCAGCGCCGCGGCCCGGCGACCGCATCGAGATCGACAGCGATGCCTTCCTGATCCAGGGTGAGCCCTTCCGCGACCGCGAGCGGCTGGTCTGGACCGTCGATCTGAGGCCAGCGTGACCGCGATGAAGCTCAAGCTCGACATCGATCCCGATATCGTCGCGATGATGGCGGCCGAGGTTGCGGCGGGCGAGCGGGCTGTATCGGCCGCGATCCGCGAGGCCGGAACAGGGCTGAAGGCGGCGTGGCGGCTGCAGATCACCGGCGCGGGCCTCGGGGCCCGGCTCGCCCGCACCATCCGGTCGGAGCAGTTTCCCAAGGCCAAGCCCAGCCTGAACGCGGCCGCCGTGGTCTGGTCCAACGCCCCGGTCATCGTTGGCGCGCACGACACCGGCCCGCTGATCCGCTCGAGGAATGGCTTCTGGCTGGCGATCCCCACGCCTTCGGCAGGCAAGTCCCTGCGCGGCGGCCGGATCACCCCCGGTGAATGGGAACGCCGCACCGGCCTGCGCCTGCGGTTCATCTATCGACGCAGGGGACCGAGCCTTCTGGTGGCCGAGGGGCGGTTGAATACGAAGGGCCGCGCCGTGGCGTCCCGGTCGAAATCCGGCCGGGGCCTCGTGACCGCGCCGATCTTCCTGCTGGTGCCTCAGGTCAAGCTGCCGAAGCGGCTGGACCTGGCGCGAGATGCTGAGCGGGCGCATGACGCGGTGCCGGGGTTGATCGTGGCCAACTGGCTGGAGGGGCGAACCGGATGATCACGCGCGCGCGGCGGCGCGCCCATCGTCGCGCGCGGCGCGACGGCGGCGGCGCGGCTCCTCGGTCTCGCCGAGCCCCTCGATGGCCACCGGCGCCTTGCCGGGAAACTCGACCATCAGCTTGAGCGACCCGCCCATCGCGCGCACATAGCTCGACAGCGTCGACAGGAGCAGATCGCTCTGGCGCTCGTACTTCGCGACGGTCGCCTGCTGGATGCCGAGGGCTTCGGCCAGCTGGACCTGCGTCAGGTCCTTGGCTTTCCGCAGTTCCTGCAGCGTCAGGTATTCGGTGTGGAGCCGGTCGGCCTCGGCCTCGATGCCCGCGCGACGGGCCGCAT